TAACTCGTCCAACAGGAGAAGATATGTATGTGAAGTTTCATTTAAAAGAGTTTGAAGGAATAAGTGAAAATGCGTCTATAGATTTAGGAAGAATTAAGTCTTTGGGAGCAAATGGCCAGAGAATTTCTGATGTTCTTAGCCAAATAGTAAACGCTGCAGTAGATACTGTAAATACTCCTATTCTTCACATACTTAATATGGGACCAGATGCAGCATCTGCAGGTATTGCTTTGATAAGAGCAGGAGCACCTGTAGAATCTGTGATTGCTTTATTAAATCAACCAATTATTCGTGAATTTTTAGAAAGAACTGCTCTTTCTAAAGGCATAGTTCATAAAACTTTTGTGAGCAAAGATTCTCAAGAAAATGAAAAGACTATTGTAAAAAACTTAGTAGATTGGTTAGGTGAAGATGTAGTAGAAATAACTAAAAAAGGAGGAATTTTCTTTACTCAAAAAGAGTTGGAAGATATGATTGGTAAAGTTCCAGAAAGTCTAACTGCTGAGCAAAAAGGTTATCAAATTCAACTATTAGAAGATTTCAGAGGGTATTTAGGATTAGGAGATGCATTATCTACATTGGTAAATTACCAAGCTTTTGACACAAAACCACCTAAAGGAAGATGGGATGTTGTCCTAAGAACTAAAATGTACCAAGATTTACTTGATAAAAAGCATTTTATAAATGCTGAAGCTATAACAGATTCTCCAAACCTCTTTATGAAAGAGTTTAAAGATTTCTCTTACTTAGCACCAAAAATTGTAGGAGATTTATTTGAATCTTCTGAATATGGGTCATTGTATAATCAAGTTATGAATATAGCTCTAGAACAAATAACAAGTCCTAAAATGTTCTTGAGTTACGAAGATAGGTTGGCTGTATTAGAAAGCATAGACCAAGATTTTACATCTTATGTACTTCAAAGAATCAAAGTAGATGGTCTTAGTGTTGGTATGAACGCTCAAAGACTTATGTATGGTGAAGGTTCTACAGCTGTAAGAGTACTTTCAATTCTTAAAGACCCAAGCCATCCACTACACAAGAATTATTATATAAATCAGATTAAACCTATTGTGCAAGGTTCTGAAGTAACTATAACTGGACCTTCAGGTGGAACAGAACTTCCCCCTGACCATTTAGAATTTTCTACTAAAGGACTGTCTGAAGCAGATAATAAACTTTTAGTGGAAGCTTTTGGAGAAATAGTAGACAATGATAATGAAACTGGAGGAAGATTTGCAAAAGATTTGATTGAGACTGCCATACTTCAAGCAGGTATAAGCACTTCTCCATTCTCTTTTCTTCATACTATCCCTGGAGATATTTATGCTGAAAAAGTATCTGAAATTTTTAAAAATTACAAAGGAATAGTAAGAAATCTTTTTATAGATGGAGAAGCTGATGGATTTGACAATGCTATTTCTGTATTGAATACAATTATAGGAAATAGGACAGGAAGTGATTTAATTGCTCAGGACTCTAAGAATGCAAGAGAAGAGTTCCTTTATACTATTGATTGGAAAAAAGTCTCAGGAGCATCTATTTCTGGATCCTCTAAATACACATCAATATTGAGAGTAATTGTAAAAACTCCTGGAGAACAAAATGAGGAATCCATAATTTTTATCCCACAATCTCAGTATCAAACATATCTTAACTTTACCGGACAATCCATTGTCACTGATCGTAAGAAAGTACATGCGGTTAAAAAATCTGAAAAGCTTTGCAAATGACCTGTTCTCTTAGACAAAACATAGTCGATGACTTAGAATTAAATAATCTTGTAAAGCATGATGGAGAAGGATTTAAAATCACTGGACCACTAAATGCTGTTCAAGAAAAACAGGACAAATATTTTAAAGCTGTTGAAGATGAATACCGTGCTACAGAAGATGTATTCTTTGTAGATGGAGATTATGTAAAGTTTAATGAACCTCTTTTAGAGGCAATTTACAGAAAAGATAATGGAGTAATTGCTCCTCCAACAGATGAAGCTGTTTCTGCTGAATTTGAACTTCTTCAATCTGTAAACATGATTCTTACAAAATTAGGGTTGACATCTAAGTCTGTAGATAAACTACGGGATAGAGATGGAAATCCTATAAAAGGAGTTGCTGTTGCAGATATTCTAAACAGGTCTATTCAGTACCTTGAAGGAAAACAAGAAGAGGTGCCTGAAGAAGTCATTCACTTCTTCGTACAGGCCTTAAAAGAGTTGAATGACCCTTTGTATATCTCTATGGCAGAAAGGGTCCATAAAGAGCCAGAATACGCTGAGGTTCTTACAACTTACTCAGATTTAGGGTATAGTGAAGAAGATTTATTGGATGAAGCTATTGCTAAGGTAATTTTGAATAGAGTAAAGACAACTCTTCAATCTTCTAAACAAGGTGTTCAAGAACTATTTGATTCTAATCCTGAATTAGCTAATATAGGTACACCTGAACAATACTCTGCATATCTAGATAGTATATTTCCTAACAGTAAAGTAAGAGATATTGTTTATCACGGAGCAAATGAACCTATTGAAGGAGAAAAATTTGTTAAAAAAGAAGGGGCTACAGGAAAAGGTATTTGGTTTTCTGGTTCTAAAAAATACGCTCAAATTCAAATGGATAGAGCACAACCTTCTGAATCACTTATAGGTAGAAAATTAAGAGGTGCTCCTACAATGTACCAAGTTGTTTTAAATATTAAAAATCCTAAAAATTTTTATAATGCTACAGGAGCTTTATTAGTTCAAACTCCTTCTAAGTTTGAAGAACAATATGATAGAAAAAATAATGACGCTGCTTTATTTCATCATCCTAATTCTAAAAAACCTGCTACAGCAGATTCAGCAGATCAAGTTGTAGTATTTGAACCAGAACAAATTTCATATATTAGGTAATAAACAAGATATAGAAGGATTTAAAAACTTTGTAGGAAAACCTGTTGAAGCTATAGGAGACAGGAATACTCGATGGTGGGGGAGAGTTAAGAAAAAACTACAATCTGTTTTAATTCAAATAAGTCTGACCCATTTATGGAGGCTGCAAAAGAGATGTTTCAGAATGACTTGTCTCGATATGCAAATGCCATTTCTACTTCTAAACGTGAGACTCTGTTTAGGTCCGTAGATTCTCAACAAGAATCTATAAAACAGAAACTTGTTTTTATGCACAATGATTTGGAGATAATCCCTGTCACAAGGGATCAAATTACAGGAAATATGACCTCCGATCAATTTGAAATTCTCAACAAAGACAGTTTAGATAGTACCATAGGTAGGTACAGACAAATTAGTACAGGTAAAATATCTACTTGGAGAGGTTCAGATAAAGGTCCATTAGATTTTGCAAGAAAAAATCCTAATTACAAAATTGTAAAAGACCCTTTAGCTAATTCTGTAGCTAAATATGGTACAAAATACCACTCTGTAATGCAAGGTTTGAATGCTTTGTGGGCATCTTCTGAAACAGTTGTGTACAAAGGAAAAGATAAAGATGGTAAAGATATATCCTATAGCTACAAAGACTTGTTTAATGTAGTAGAACTTGATGGAGTACTGGGCATTAAAGATAATGAAGTTGTAAGAGTTTCAAAAGATGAGGGTCTGCCTGCATTAACAGCTGAGGCTTTATTTAAAGCCTCTGGCTTAGATATAGACTCTTTTAAAAAGATGAGTGAAGCAGCTAAAGAAATAATGCTTGACGTAGCTTTAGTTCAAGTCGAATTAAATAAAACTTCTGGGGCTAAGGACAAGACTGATATATACTCTGAATTAAAGATAAAACTAGATTCTGAAGATAAGGCTGGTACAATTGACTTATTGTTTGTATTGTCTGACTCTTCAACTGCAATTTTTGACTACAAATTCACTGCTCCGTATAATTGGAAAACTCCAAGTTTAACTATAGATCCATTTAGTAGTGATAAAATTGAAGGATTTGAGAGTCAAATGGCATTTTATAATAGTGCCCTTAGAGGTTTAGGCATAAACTCAAGAAGGGGAATCAGACGTTCTAGAATTGTTCCAGGAGCAATTAAATTGCTTGTAGATGAATATACAGGAGATATTCTTGGTGTAAAAAGTGTTTCAATAGGTAGTAAATCTGATAAACTTTTATCTCAAATTCCAATATTAGGAGAATTGGCAGATACAGATTTGTATGCAGAATTGGAAGGTATGAATTTGGCTTTAAGAAGTATGGGGGAGGAGTTAGAAAAACTTAAAGGACTAAAACTATCAGATACTCAAATTCGTAGAAAGAACGCTTTAATGGCATCTATAAGGGCTCTTTTAACTCGTTCTGAGCTTACGCAAACTGCTGATGATGTAAAAACTTTGTATGACTCTTTAAAAGAAGGTTTAAGAATAACTGACCCTAAAAATCCAAAATTTCTGACTCGTAATATGTTAAATAGCGGGATAGAAATGATTGAAATTTATAAGAAAATACCATCTGCAATAGACAAAAAATCTCTTAAAACTTTATCTAAAAAAGAGTACGAAGAGTTAGGAGATGGAGATAAAGCTAGGTATGAAGAAACAATAAAGAAAAGAGAGGATTTAATTGACTACATAGGAAAATTGCAAAATCTTCAGTATGAACTAGAAAGTGTACTCATAAATGATGTGTATGAAAATGAAGGGTTTACTCTTAATAGTGTAAATAGTCCTTTAATAGCTACACATAAGTTTTTATCATTTAATGAATCTGGAAACGAACTTATAAATTTTGCTTCCAAAACAATAGATGATGCTAAAGCTAAAGCAGATAATGATTATAGAGAGTTTGCTGACATATTTATAAGTTTAGACAAGAATCTAAAAGATTGGGCAACAGCTAATGGAAAAAGTGCTCAACAAGCTTATAATATGCTTCATCGTAGCACTAAAACTGGAAAGAAACTTGTAAAAAAATTCTCTGAAGATTTTACAAATGCTAGGAATAAAGCTTTAGAAGATTATGCTGGACCAGATGCTGTAAAAAAAGAAGCTGCTTACAAATGGATGAAACAGCATTACACTCTTAAAGAGAATGCAGTTGCAGATTACGCATCATTTCTTGCTGATAGAGAAAAACAACTATTGGCTAGATATGGTTCTGTAGAATCAAACGGATACAAAGATTCTTTAAAAAGATTTAAAAGTATGTATGATGTTCAGGGAAATAAAGATGCCTGGGCTTCTAAAACTTACTACAAATTTTTAGAGGTTAAGCCAGAATTGCTAGAAGATAATTATAGTGCTGAGTACAAAGAGTTGAAAAAAGGGGGTAATGAACCTTTGTTAAATTATTACGAAGCTTTTCAAGCTGCTATGACAAGATTTGATGCTCTTATTTATGGAGCTTCTATTCCTTATAACATGATTCCTAATGTTCATGCCAGTACAATAGAAAAATGGATGAGTGGAGTAAGTGGTTGGGAGTCTATGAAAGCTAATGTGATTTCTACATTTAGAATTGACGTAGATGATGAATATACAGATTCTGATAATACTCGTAAAAGCATTCCTTTAAGGTATATGAATCCTTTAAGAAATTCTAAAGGAGAAATAGACCCAAATCTTGTATCTTCAGAACTAACTCCATCTATTTTACATTTTGCAATGAGTGTGTTTCAAAATCACAGAAAAAGTGAAATTGAAGGAAGTATTATGATGGCTAAACGTCTTTTAGAAAAGTCTTCAGAAGGAATTTGGAAAAAAGATAAAAGTGGAAACAAAATACTTGTAAAATCAGGAGAAGGAGTTAGAAGTGTTTCTGCTGAAACTTTAGCTACAATGAATAAACTCATTGAGATGAAGTTGTATGAAATGGGATTAGGAAGTACTGCTACAGGCAAGAAGTTTCAATTTGCAATGTCTGCATTTAGTAAAATAATTATGACTCTTCCTTTTAAATCCTCTTTAGCTGCAGTATCTGCAGGAGTAATATTTGGAGAGAGTCAGTTGAAATCAAATATAAATTTTGGAGAAGCATCTTTAACAGATTCTTTTAAATTAATGTTCAGTGACTCTAAGAAATTTAATGCCATCACTGACTACTTTAATATCTACCAAGAAGGAGAACTTCACATGCATTCAAGAGTTCTCAGACATAATCCCGTTGAAAGATGGGTAAATTCTGATTATCTATATTCTCCTTTACGTCAAGCAGATGAGATGGGAGATAGAAGAATGTTTATAGCAATGCTTCACAATTTTCATTTAAATGAAAAGGGAGAATTTGAAAGATTGATAAACATGCCTGAAGGCACTAAATCTGTGATTGAACAGTTTGAAATAAAAGACGGAGTTTTAACAAACAAGATTCTGCCAGAACAAAAATCAAGAATAGAAAGAATGTTTAAGGCTGAAATGAGTGCTGTTCGAGGAAATAGTACTCCAGAAAACATAGCTGAGTATCAATCTGAAATAGCCTTAAGTGTGATGATGCAGTTTAAAAGCTGGATGCCACCTATGATTCTGGCCAGATATGGAAAAGTTAGTTATGACAGAACTATGGAAAAGTTAAAAGAAGGTCGATATTCTGGTTCATGGAAAGCACTTAAGCTAAAACATAGTTCTAATGAAGTTATGGAAGGGGTAGCTACAAATCTTCTTCTTCAAAGTGTATCTGAAAAAGCTTATAATGTAGTAGCCAGTTTAATAAGCGATCGAAACTATACTTTGACTTCAAGAGAGAGAGAAAGATTGAAAAAAGGGGGCTCTTGGGGAGAAAAACAAGAAGCCAACTTTCAGTCTCGTAGAGCACGCTATCAAGCAGAACTTGATTTACTTAAGCAAAACAGTAATGACAAAAATGTCATAAACATGGGGATAGAGGAATTCCTTCAAATGCGTGAAGCGTCTGTGAGGTCCACTCTATTTGAATTAAAAGCTATTATAGCTATGATGCTTGTGTCTATGTTACTTTCCCTTTCAATGGAAGATGATGATGAAGATTCTTACTTAGAACGTCAAACTGCAGATTTACTTCAAAGAACTTTAATGGAGATAGCCATGTTTGCAAATCCTATGGAAGTGTTAAAAATAAATAATGGAGTTCCTGTACTAGGATTATTGTCTTTAGCAGCTAATATTGGAGGTTCTTTTGCTGATGCAGGATGGAATGCGCTTACTGGACAATCTTCTGAAAAAGATTTAGATAAGATTGTAAAATCTTCTTTTAAAATTGTGCCCGGCAATAATACTTACAGGTGGATAATAGGAGAATCTAGAAGTCGATAAAAACCATGAAAAAGGAAGGATAAAGAAGAAAAGGATGAGCCGAACCCATTCTTTTCTTTTATCCCTCCTTCTTCACAGTTAATAATTAAATATCGTAAACAGATTTATTGTAAGTCTCCTTCTCTATTGTTGGACTGCTCATAACCTCTTCGTGAGGATGAAGCTTTACTCCAAGCTTTTCTGAAAGATCTTTCTGACGTTCTGGGTCACGAGTCAAGATTGAATGAAGCGCACTACCTTCCCCTTCCATGTGGAAACTGAGAAGTTTTACTTTATATGCAGGAGAAAACGCAGAGTACTTTCCTATTAGGAATTTGTCATAGTCTTCCTTCCACTTATCAGGGATGGAGAATATGTACATTGTAGTTACTTTACTGGTTTCTTCTGTTCTAAGGTAATTTGGGTGTCTTTCAATTTCACTCTCAAACTGTAAGAAGTCTTTAGTTCCTGAGAATCTGTACAATATGGCAATACATTCTTTATCAGATTCTGTTGCAATAAAGCAATTTAACATCAATCTAGAAAAGAACATATTTGACCTGTTATCAAATATCATTGGAACCACAAATACTGAAGCTTTAGTTCTGTAAGCCATGCGTACCTCCACATAGTTATTGTTCTCAGGTCCAATCTTTGTAATGTGATTGGCTTTGTACACAACTGGTGGAACTCCTACACTTATCTTCTGACCAACTCCTATGGAAATACCATTGTCAAATTCAGCCAAAACTATCTTTTCAGATTCATCCAATGTAAACTTTCCTTCGCATCCGATAACTTTAATAGATAGAGTATCGGAAATTTCTATTCCTTTAGCTGTATTCATCCCCATAGCTCAAGCTTTTCTAAAATGTGATGCTTCTGTATAGGCGGTAAAGTTATCCCTAATCTTTCTAAGTCTGCTGAATTCCTTAGAACATATACTAAATCAAAGGTTTCCTTGAATCTATCAATAGCGACCTTTTCAGTTATACCTGGAATCTCTAAGTAAAGTTTAAGTACTTGCAAAGGAAAATCATCAGAGAATGTGTCTAAAAGAGCTTTTTCTGCAGTTTTCATTCCTGCTCCAGGGACTCCTGGAATTCCATCTACACTGTCTCCTGCGATAGCTTGCAACCATAAAAACTCTCGTGCTTCAGATTCAGAAGTAATTACAAAATCATTCTTCTGATAGTTGTAATGTTTCCCAGGTATTTGCTTTAGTACATCTTTATCTGGACTGCAAATAGTAGATTCTGCACTGGAATACAGAGCTACTAAATCATCAGCTTCTAAAGGCGCTAATTCATAAAATCCCCAGAATCTTTGAGCATAAGCTTTCAAAGCATAGAACAGGACCGGGGTTTCTCTCCCAGTCCTGTTTCCTTTGTAAGGTCGAGTCTTGCTTATATCCTTCCGAAACACTGCTTTAGAATCTGTGAAGAATCCTGCATAAGTGGAACATTTTGTTTGGGACAGAATGCTGATTACAAACTTATCAAATCCAAGTTTTATATCATCAAAACTTGTATCTGCCTTAAGGCTATAATACAGCATACTATCCGCATCAATCAAGGCTATTCTAGAATCGTCTTTTGAAAATACAGTTACATCTATCTCATTCACCAAATTCCTACTAACTATTTCTAACATCTTCTTCTATTTTTGGTGAAATAGTACATTTTGTTAAGATAAAGCGTTCTGTTCGTCAAGTGATGCTACTACTTTAGCAATCTCATCAAGACGTAATTTAGTAGCTTCCTCTAGCATCTTACCCCATTCTTCATCAGTAAGCTTAGCATACTTAGAAGAGTGATAGATAGAGCCATTTACACCAGCCAAAGAGCTGTGCACAAAGTACTGTTTGCAACGAATAGCACCGCTAGTATCATCTGGAATAGCACCTACGTGCATAGGGTCGATAAACACATTATGTATCTCACCTGAATATCCTGAAATGTACATCAATCCACCAACATGAAGGCCTGGAACACAACTAGAGTAGTCATTTGTATTCACTTGATCCCATGAATCCAAAGCGTGTACACATCCAACTTTAATGAAGTGTCCAAGTTTCTCAAATCCATTGGGCCCAACACAAGAGAATGCATCTCCACCTGAACCCATAACTGCAGGTTCAAACAAACGGTCTTCTACAAATTCTGGAAGTCCTTCGGAAGTAATCTCTCCTGTATTTGGGTCAAATGTGCGAGTGTAACGTGGTTTTACAACAGGTTCTCCATCTTCATCTGCTACAAACTTGTGCATGATTTCACTAGAAACTTTGTAACCATTTAAAAGTCCCTCATTGGTAACCTTCATCTGGTACACAGTTGCTTTTTCAGCTGCTATTTCTGGAGAAAATCCTGCATCAAGAAAATCATTGTAAAGCTTTGGATGTTGATACTTCAAGTTTACGAAATTGAAGAATCTTTCTGCAAAAGGATTGCCTTTCTTCTTCAAATTTGGATTCCGCAAGAATCGAACCCACATACGTACAATAGGCATAAAGTCTATACCCTTGTCTTGGCTTTCAAGAATCCTATCCACTAAAGCTTGTGGAAGAGGAATAGAGGATGTAACCTTATTATGTACTAGGTGATAAGTTCCTGTTTTAGAGTTGTACTTCAACAACGGACAAGCAGACTCCACCAAGTCTTCAGAGGTTTTTGATAAGAATACTTTCAATTCCTCTGCAATTTCATTGTACTCTTTCATGGTTGTTACACCTTCTAAAGTATCTTCGAAAGCTTTTATAGCATCATAAGACTCTTTAGAAAAGGGAGTTGAATACGTGTCCTCCCCAATTGTTACGGAGATATTATCTCCAATTACTGCATACGTTAGCATGTTTATTTTGATTAAATTGTTTAATTAAATACTGACTCTTCAATCTCCATTTCAGAAGATATTTCTTCTGCCTCTTCAATCCCCCACTTCCATCCATCTCTGTTCTTGTATCTAAGATACCCTAAGATTTCTGAAATAGAATCTGGATTGTTAAAAGCAGACCTTTCTACTCTTGCCAACAATTGCCCAACACCAACATTGTAGTCATAAAGCTCCTTTGCAAGTTCCAAATACTCTACATCAATGACATCAGCACCTGTTATATCTGTAAAGATAAACCTTTGAAAGCTTTCCTGCATCAACTCTTCTTTAGAGGGATTAGATTCACAGAACAATTGGAAATCATATAAGCTACGAAGTTTATCTACAAGTTTGTTGGCATGATGCCCTTTATTAAACAAGTTTAAGCTGTCAACTTTTTCTCTGTACTTTTCATACTTTACATACTTGTCATAAATCACAGAATCTACATTTGAAAATCTATCCATGTAATCTATAGATGGACAATCTTTAAAGATTTCTTTGCAAAGAACAATTGTAAATGCATACTTTAAAGCTGGGTGGATAGAAATCTTGCTCCCAACTCTATTGTAAAGTAACTCACTGAAATGTGAAATATTCCCTCCATTTGAAAGAACTTTTTTTAGTAGAGATTCACTCAATTGTACAACACTAATCTCTGGAAGGTCAACTCTGCTATTACGTTTTATAGTAATGTCACTGTTCCGCAAACTTACTGGAGTTGATAGAGAGTAAAATAGAAAACCATCTTGATAACCATACCTACTAGTATACTTGGAAAATCCTATTTGCATCAAAGAGAGAAATCCTTGCATCTCATCTTTCTCATCAGAAGTATAATAATACAACGGATGTGAAGGATTGATAAGCTCATCCATTTTAGGTTCAATCTTATCTGCAACCCATTCATAACTCCTGCTCTTATACTCTTGACGCATTGTAAAAGCTACTTCTTTGCCTTCTAAGAACCTAAGATATGCTGGTGAAAGTGTATCTCCTTTTTGATTCTCAGCCTCTTTAAAAGCCTCCTCTATGTGGTCAGGGACAACTACATCAGCATACTTTTTAACAGACGGGTCTGCTATCAAATATTGCATAGCTGCTCTAGCTACTCCAACCCTATTACTGATAATAAAAGCAGAGCTTTCAGGATAAGCAACTTTGATTTGAGCTATCCACTCGTCAGACATACTCACATCCTTAACACAAATGATACTATCTAACTTAAGTTCTTTACACAGATACATATTCTTAGACTTACTATAATTTCCGTCTTTAATGTAAATGTTGTTAAAATTTCCAAACTCAAGGAGAGAATTCACTTCTACGATAGAAATCACTCCTTTGTAGTTTACAGTTACTTTCTCGAATTGTAGGGCTCCAAATACAGTGCTTATATCCTTGTACATAATGTCAGGGTTCAACGGAAACCTAGGGCTTATAGATGAACTTTCTACAATAGCAGATAATCTTCCTAGTGTCGTATTTGACCTCATTCTATGTGAAGAAAAGATTGCAGAGCAAGCTTTTATCCATGGTATAAACTCTGTTGAACCACTCAACTCATCAGTTACAATTTGAGTTGCTTCAATCTCAGCTGCTTTAATTACTCCTAAAACATACTCTTTTGTTGCATCATCCCAAACCACCCGCTCTCTGCTTGGTGTAACTGAGATTCCAGCCTGAATCACTATCTCCACTCCATTTTCATCCCTGTAAGACTGCTTTATTGGGCATTTGAATCCTACAGAACCATGCAATTCCTCCAACTCTAATTCCTTAAAGTCAATCAACCCATAATTTATACCAGCTGGGTCTTTTGGGCTCTTTACAATTACAATGTGAGGTTTAGTAAACACTTCCCTTTCACTTAAAATAAGAGAATTGGAAGAATAGATAACTTTCTCTGCAGTCTTTGTGCGAGTTTTACTTGAACCAAATTCATTATCTACAATTTCATAGTAGATGTTGTTGACATACAACAATTGGTCTCGAACAGCCTCTGTAAATAGGTTTCTATTGTGCCTTTTTACTCCAAAAGAAATTACAGTTCCATTTGTTTCATCTGTTTCTTCATAATAGACTTTCAATCCATCTGAAAATACAATAAATTTGTTCTCTTGCCCTGTAATCAAGTTCATCCTTGGTACAGTAAACATACTCTTATATGGATAACAAGTACAAAGGAATAGTCTCCCATTGTGTACTGTACGCATATTGTATGCTGGCACTCCAGTTGAGAATGCTGCTTTGGCGCCCAAGCCAAATGCACCGAACCCTTCAGAAGAATTCCTTTTAGAACTAAATCCTAAACTTAGGATACCTTCCAATCTTTTATCTCCCAATCCTACACCCTTATCTATTACTTCAAATAGATCACAGAACCCTCCTCCAGAGTTTTGAGTGTATCGCAACAGTACTTCATTGGATTCAGTGTCCAAATGTGGTAAGGAGTAGTAAGAACTGTCGAAATTAGAATCCTCGTACTGTTCCCCAGAACGAGTGATGTAATAATCTGATGCTTGCTTCTGGCCAGACAGTATTTCTATAGCTATTTCCTTCTCTCTTTGTGCATCCCAAGCGTTTGCAGCTAATTCTCGAACAGTTGAAGGTATAGGTGTAGAATACTGTGATGCTTGAAGCACATCATAAATCATCTTTTGGGCTCCAGCATTTATCTTTTTGTCTACTCCAGAGCCTGAGGAGACAAAGTCTTGGTCTATTGTTTTTATACTCATTGTTTGATTGTTAATTCGTTACCTGTCAATGCAAAGTACAAGTTCTGAAGCCCATGCACAGTTTTAACTTGATTCCAAGTTGGAATTACACTTAAGTCTCGACCAATTACTTCTTTACATGAGTAAAGCGCTACTGAAAAGTCATCTTGATAAACCATAAATACATCAGAACTGCATTTTAATTCGTATTCAGTACCATACCCAGTTTCGTCTGAATCATACACCACTTTTTCAAAACCAAACTTTAAAAGCCACTCTTCTGTCAATCCTAGAGGACCAAACCTTTCAGGGTGCTGAACGCACTCTTTAATTTTGTTTTCATTTACAGTTATTACGGAACTATACATAACAAAATTTCCAATTCTCAATTCTTTTGCTTCCATCTTAAGTTTTTGTTTGTGAATCAATAATGTTTTGAATTGTGATGTTCACATCAGCTTGACAAGTAGGTAGATACAGAGTTGGCAAGACAAATAAAACCTCATCTGGAGATTCTAACCACCTTTTAAACAATTTCCATCTAAGAGGAAAGCTTTCATTGGGCCTACCCTTTACCTCTATAATCCACTTCCCATGTGGGTCTGTGAAGTCTGGAGTGTAAGTGATAGGTTGTACTTTGATGTTGTTCTTTTTTTTGAAAACCTTATTCTTATTCTCCCAGTAGTCCAGTGTTGGCATAAAGCCAGGTACTAAGCAATAAGAGTTTTGTTCATAAGAAAATGGAATGTTATTGGCTTTCAACTTCTTGTAAGTGTAAGCCTCAAGCATAGACTTAAAGTGTATTCCATCCACTGTAGTAGGCTTGCTTGCAACTATCTGCTTACCTTTTTTCTTTTTCAATGCCATTGATAATTAATTTGAGGGTTTCTAACCCATGATTTTTAACTAAATCTGAAGGGTCCTTACTCAGATACTTTGAATCTATGCATACATTAAGTAATTCATACTTATCTGCAATCTTTTGTCCCATTACTTGACCTGTGTTTGGCTCTTTGTGAAAATCATTGTCATAGATAACTATGATTTTACTGAATTTCTTCTTCAAATGAAGTATAAGCTTTTCTGGTGGCAATAGTGTTTCAGATTGTAGAGCTATAGATGGTATTCCTGCAGAGTAAAGTGACAGAGCATCCTTTAAAGAGGATGTAAGAGCACATATTTCCCCAGAACAAGGTAAAAGAGAATATCCTTGAATATCATTCTTACCAGTGTTTGAAAACCACTTACCTTCTGTAAGTTCTGGGGAATAAATCTTAATCCTTGGATAAAACTCACAATACGCATAACAATGCTTTGGCGCATGATACCTCATCCCATTTATCCAATAGTGGGAAATAGGTTGAATGTATGCTCGTTCTGCTAAGTCTTTGCTTATTCCAAATTCTTTCCAGAAATCTACATCAGAGTTTTTCCAATCCCTAGACTTGATTAAGAGACTTGCTTTTTGTACAGGTCTTGGAACATAAGCTACTGCTCTAGAAGCTACACTTAAAGTCCCTCCACTTAATCCTAAACAGAAATCTCTGTCTATTAAGACTAAAGACTCTTTGAAAGTAATTCTGTATTTGAACATAATGTAAGCAAATACATCAAAACTGTGAGTTCTTTCCCCATAATCTAAGTACCGCAAACAAGTATCTCCTTCAAAAATCACTGCACTTGGAACTGGGTCATGTCTGAACTCTGATTTAAACTTAGCTCCGAACTTTACAAAGTTTCTGCAGTAATGTCTGAAGATAGTTTCCTCTGAAAGTCTGGCAAAAACCTCGTCTTTAGTAAGATTTGCATTACTATCCCTGTTGGTTACAGCCATTAGAAGTTTAGATTAAAGTTGAAATAAAATGAAAAGGGAGGATAAAAGTAAACTTCTATCCCCCCAATCATACAATTGACTTACTCTAAACTACTAAAAAGGAAGCGAATCCTCATCATCCCAATCTCCAGCTGCAGTAGTTGCTGTGACAGAAGGAGTAACCTTAGGTCTAGCATCTGGAGCTGTTGCAGAACCAGTATACTCTGTCCACTCTAAAGTATAGTCGCCTTTAATAGCACCATAATCTTCGTTAAGAGCTTTGATAAACAAGTCTGTTCTTAGTGGCTTGATGCGACCAAAGTGACGAGTGTATACAGCTTGGTATTTACCATCACGAACATACACAAGTACATTTACACTGTTTCCAGACAGTACAGATACAAGTGAACGCAATTCAGATACATTACCTTTAGAAATTGCCTCTATAGTGTCCAAGAAAATCTCATCTCCTGTAGCTACGTTTGCCCAAGCTCTTACAAACTCAGTTACTGTATCCATACCTCTTGGCATAACATAAGAAGTCTCTGGATTTTTGTACCAATCTGGAAGATTTGAAGCATCTATAGTTCCGTCTGCCAACATTGGAGCCCAAGTGTTGTCACCAGTACGATTGTACCACTTTACTTTACCAGTTGAAGATTTCCAAGGACCTACATTTACAAGAAACTCACAAGGAACTTTTACCACATCGTTGCCAAGCCAGAATACTATCTTCTGTACTGGGCCATCTCCTTTGTTGAAATCTACAACATAGTTGGGTTCCTTTTGATACATCACCCCCATTCCTTGCAATGTTGCAAGATTAGGATTCACTGCAAGTACTTTCATAGCAGTAATACCCGTATAGAGTTTACCACCTGCACCTGCTACTTGCTCTTCTGAGCTATTCGCTTTAATTGCCATATTTATTTTTAGTTTAAAGATTGGTTTAAGTTTAAAACATCCTCTGTAGTGTCATCACTATCCCAGTCTGTATCATCTGGAAAAGCTTGTGCTGGCACAAACGTATCTTGTATCTGAGTAGTTGTATCAGCTACAGTATTAGTTACAGTAGTATCTGTAGTTGTTGTGCTCTGTACAGGTGTAGATACAGTAGCTGTAGGTGTAGCTTCTACAGTCCCACGAAATACGAAAGGAAGAAGTTTCACTTTGGCAACTTTCTTGCCTTTTAGTGCTGGGTCTTTGAACATCATATCTACCATCCAATCTTCGAATGGGCATAGTGTTCCTGCTGCGTCAATGTAAGCATATTTCAATGCTATTCCTGGACGGTCAATACCCATTGCAAGATCCTGAAGAATCATTCCTGGTGTTACTTCTGTTACTACTGTGCAACCTGTAAGGTCACGCATTCCTTCGATTACAGCTGTTGTAGAGGGCTGTGACTCTGTTGCTTGAATTCCCATTGTTTGATTGATTTATTGGTTTTGTTTAATTGATTGATTAAAAGATTAGTTTATTCCGTAGTACTCTCGTACTGTTTTTGTCACAGCATTCAAATCATTATTGATTTTCAAGTCTGTGAACATGCCCATTGGACTTTTTGCTGTTGAATCCCCAGAGTTCTGAGTTACAAAGTGATTCCATGGGACTTTCTTACCTTCTGCAAGTTGCATTTCTACATCAGCCATGAGGACAATTGTGAACATACCTTCTAGGGTAACCACGTTATCCACCATTTTGCCAATCGTCTTCGCTTTGAGTCTTCTAACTCCACTTGCATCAGTAACTTCCTCTGTGTGAGTGAGATAGTAAATAATCAGGTCATCTCTTAGATCTTCAGAGATTCTTGACATCTCCCAAATTGCTTTGCCAATCTGACTAAACTTATCGAAGCCTTTCACATCTACTTTCCTCATGTACTCATTTGCAGCACAATACTGCCAATCATCCACTACGATAGTCTTTATTTGAGGCATCTTCTCACTCACATAACGAAGGGCCTTGAGTATCGTAGGGACATCATCAGAACAGAACATATTGCCTGTACTTGGAGACTTGCCAGCCTGAACCTTCACATACTCTTTACCTTCCCTGAAAGGAAGAGGTTTGCCTTGTACATTGATAATGTACGTACTTTTTGGGTCAAGCGTTCGCATGGAGGTACTCTTCCCTGCTCCCGATGCTCCGATTATACAAATTCCTATTGCACCCATTTGGTTTCAAATTTTTAAAGGTTTATTTTATTCGCTTTCTCTCCGTAATTGTAAATCTGGCCCCATCAAAGTCATAAGGAATCATCCCCAACATGCCATCCCTATTCTTTTCCATGTGAATCGCCATCAATTTCACGGGGTCTTCATTACAATACGGTTTTACTATCCCATATAAATCATGTGGACGTTGTATTATCATAACAACATGTGCCAGTTGTGTTATCGTAAAGCTCTTTATCTTTACTTCTTACAGTTTCCTGCAAGCTCAGACTATATCATCATAAGTGAACCCTCTTCACCTATGTCCCGCGCTCGTGTCGCTATACTTTCTTCACCCTAAGTGGTCAGAATCCATGCGTTAGTCGTTGAACCTTTTTTACATTTCTGCAAAACTTGGCTGCTGATTGTCTTCACCTTTAAGTGGTCAGAGTTCCCAGCAATTCACGGGATTTATTCAGGACTTGTGTGTAATTTATACTCCATCAAGTTTTTAGGAATTGCATTGCGAACAATTAAAGTAAAAGCATCTCTGTACTTTGCAGGAATATACAATTGATTCCCTTTGTGCACAGAAGTTCCTATATTAAATTTGTTCCAGAGCAAATTTTGTAAAATATCTAAACTCTCTTGAGAAAAAGAATTAGTTGCAATTCTGTATGAATTACCTGTTTTATACCCATCATCTAAATACCAAATGGCAATACCTAAACTATCTAAAGCATTGATTCTGTCAGTCACTATTTTCTTTCCAAATGGGTAAAACTCTTTTTTCAATTCTGTAAAGTAAGAGCTTGAACTAGTAGTAAGTCTACATTCTTGTATAAATCCTTTTAGATACCTATCAGAGCAGATAGTATTTGTCCGTATCCTACAAGAAATGTGTTTTAAGAGAATTTCTTTTTTAAAGTCAAAGTACTCCTGTTGAGCTAAAGAATGTGCAAAAGACAAAACTATGTTATGTCCTTTTTTAAGATCTCCTTTTAAGTGACCATCACCTAAAATAGACCCTAGCACCACTTGTTCAAATTCTTTTGACACTTCTAAAGGCTTATTCGTTTCCCAAGAACATTTAAGACCCATTCTCCATAAGTCATTTCTTACTATTGCTGAGGTAACCCCCAACATTTCTGAGATGTCTTTATTAGAATGCCCTAAACTTACTAACTCTGTTATTTTACTTCTTCGCTCCAATGTTTTTTCCAATACTATTCTTGATGTTGCCATATCTTTGATTTTATTCAAAGATACGAAAAATTACTAAACGTAGTTAATCCTGACCAATCGAGTCACCACCAAACAAATCTGTTAGTAGTGGTTGATATTGGTTCTTAGCCCTGTCCTCCTTCTCTATGTTCCGGTTTAATTGGGATAGTAAAATATTTATTACTCCGTACTCAGCTTGCATTTTCATACATCCTTTAGAGAGCTTATTCAATTTCTTCAATTCTTCCTCTTCTCTTTCATCAGGCACAAGCCTACTATGGTCCATAAGATTGATAATTAAAGTGTCTGGACTTTTCTCCTTGTATCTTCTTACAGCTTCCTCTATAAATGAAATACTCTTAGGTCTGTTCTGGAAGTAAATTGGATACTTTGTGTAAGGAGAAACTCCAGCTATAAACTCTTGAAAGGATTTGTCCCCTAACGTAGAGTCTATAGAGTAAAGTTCAGATAACTGTTTCCCAGTAGTCTTTGAAGCTGTCCTAAGTATCTGTTGATAGCCAGGCATCTCGAAAGACCAATAAAACACAATCACCTTCTTGTTGGTCATCATAATCAAGTCCAGTACATCGAAAAGAACTTGATTACTAAAAGCTGACTTACCACTACCAGGTCTGCCTGCTATAATGTATAATTTACCAGGCTGAAACCCACCAAGCAATTGTCTATTAAGTCTAGGTCATTTCGTAGGATAGACTTCTCTGAGTCCTTTCCTTGATTGGTCTACAACTGCGATAGATTGTCTGACTGCGGTACGTATGGGTTGGCATTGGAGTTCCTGAAGGATTTCAATCGAGGACTTGGGTGTTTCTTCTTCCATCATTGCTCT